GTATTATCCTCCTAGTTATTTGAATATCGTCTCTAGGCCGTCGACTATACGCGTCGATATTCAATTTATGTATAGTGATAAAACTATATACTAGTTTTTAGTAGAGCGCAAGAGAGCCTGTAGTGTGGATTGGATTTTTCCAACGATGTAGCTTTTTATTAAGTAGCTACAGAAACTTGAGGAGCGGCAGCTTCTATTCTAATCTCTGCATCAGCTTTTTCTGCTTCTGCAAGTTTGATCTGGCTAATTACGTCTCTGACTTTTCTGTCAATCTTAACCATATCCAGAGTATATCTACCCTGTTTAAGATGCTCCTGCTCCCATTGAAGATCTAGTCCCTTCTTTTGTGTGTAAAGGGTCTCCAGATGTTGCATTATCGCCTCCATTAATAACCTCCTCATAGGTTATCCTATTTAAACGAGAAAACATTCCCGTTTTTTCCCAAACTATAACATTTTGTCCAAGTTTGTCAAGGATTGCTTTTTCCAATGCTTCTGCATTGTCTTCAGAGGTTACGTTAAAACGACCATGTCGGTCGTATGCCCAAATATTTACTAAAAAATTTTTCATGAATCTCACCTGTATTTTATGATTATGGCGGGATTGTGTCCCGCCATAAAAAATTTATTGATTACGCACCTTCGACGCCATAGATACCTCTATAGTCAGATACTCCAAATGAGTATCTTTCTCTAGCTTTGTATCTTACGTTTCCAGTATCGAAGTCACCTTCCATTGCAGTTGTCAATGGAGCTCTTGTGAACATTTTCATACCATTTGGTACGTCTGTAACGATATAGAACGAATCAGAATCTGTTAGGTAATTGTTCACTCTATAACCTTGAGGAACCATACCCATAGATACGATTGCGTTGATATCATTATCAGCTGTTCCAGTTCTACCTTGAGATTTTAATAATCTCTCAGCTGTGAACTGATTCTCCGATGGGACTATCATTTTTAGTCCTCTAGCTGCGATTCTAAGTCCTCTCTCATCAGTGAATTTAGAGATGTCAATCATTGACTGCTCTAAAGACGTCTCATTAAGATCCGCTTGTGTCGCTAATGTATTTGCAACATTAGGTCCAGATAGCGTTGGGTGGGATGTACTGAATAGTGCAACTCCATCTCCAGACTTGAACGTAGCAGTTGAAGGTAGACCGTTGATTAATAATTCAACAGCTTTTACCTGCTTAGCATTACTCATAGATCTTGCTAAAGCTTTTGTGTATCTAGCAGAAAGTCTGTCGTAGAGATTATCTTCGATCGCTTCCTCTGTGATAGCAAATGCTAAAGCTACTGTCTCGTGAGAGTATCTAGCAGTGTAAGTTTCCTGTGCATCATCAAATGATACTCCAGATCCTTCACCTTTTACTTGTGCGTTACCGAATCCTGATAACATAACTTCCTCTTCGAAAGCTCTGTCAGAAGACTCGTTTGTATAAATCTCAGCATGCTGATTTTCATACCTTTTATATTCCAGGCCAAATAAAGCATTTAAACCCGGCTCTAGTTCTTTAACTAGTTGTGATCGTGATATTGCCATAGTTTATACTCCTTATATTCCTGTAGCCAAAGATCCAACTGTGTATTGGTGTAAATTCACCTTTACTACAACTTTACAATTAGCTGCTGTTTGATCTTCGTTTTCTGGGTCTTCCGCTATTCTAACCATTCTCAATTGTTTAGCAGTTGTTGCTGCACTTGAGATGTCTAGTGTAATAGAAGATTCACCGTTAGTTGTACTACCTGCTGCAGCAGTTGTAGCATAAGTTAATCCAATTTTGGATTTTCTTAGCGCCAACGTACCACCTAAAGTAGCATTTGTACCAATGATGTATTCTTGAAAAGGGTCATCATTAACAAACGCTGTGATGTCTTCGCTATTCGCAGGAGTTGTAGCTGCTGGGTAGAAGTTACTGAAAGTTGGTTTTAGTGTAGTAGCATCTGTGAAGAGCACTCCATTTAAAACACCAACCATTGCAGTACCTGCTGCTGCAGTTACAATGTATCCACCAGTAGAAGCTGAGATATCAACTTTTACCGGCTCACCTTTGAATATAGCGTTAGTTTCACCAGCATCTATATCGTACTTAGATTGGCCTTGGATAGAAGGTGTATTACCTGTTCTCATAGCCGCTTTAAGTCCGAAACCACTTGTGTTTCTATTTGCCATAGTTGTTTCTCCTTATGTACCTGCCCCGAGGGGCCTCCAGTACGGATTGTTAATCGATGATATTTAAAATTTTACTTTTTCGTACCACCGAAGGTTACACGAGATTGTCTATCAACATTGATAGGCATTCTACTATCCTGCTCCTTCATAAGATCGTTTTCTACTGCTTCGCTTCGTTCTTCATGACGTTTAGCCATGTATTCTTGACGTTGCTTCGCGATCTCGATCGGTACCTTCGCAAGTAGAAGGCCACCAACCCCAATCACTCCCTTGTATCTGCCCTCATCGAGGACTGGATAGTCTGATGCATTTTCAACTTCTTCGGCACGAACTAATTCATAACCTTCTCTAACTCGAGACGTTATATTAGTCGTATCTTGAAATCCTTGTACTTCAGCTCTTATCCATCTATACCTGAATCCATCAGGTGCAGGGGGTGCATCTAGAGAAGATGGTGGAACCCAGACTTTTGGTCTTTCAGTTTTTGACCTGTCTTGGCTCGCACGAGAAGTTTTTGTATTATCTTTTTCCATGTTACGCTCCTTCCGTGAGTTTGATTTGTTTTGCGTACTCTTCGAGTGGCACTCCAAGTTTTTTAGCTATTGCTACCTGAGAGGAAGTGAGTCTCACAGTTTGCTTTCCTTGTCTTACAGCTGATCGTTTGACAGAAGCAACATTTTGCGTCGGTTTTGACGTTTGTGTTTCCTTTGTATCAAATTTATGAGGGAATTCAAGTTTTATTCTCTTGTCAACTTCCTCATAATATTCGTCAGTTTGTGGATCAAAACCCTCCCTTTCAACTAAATCTTTGTGGATTTCAAAGGCTGTAAAAGTCATGGCTCTATCTTTACCAAACCATGTATTTTTACCAGCCCAGTCTTCCGCTTTCGGATCTGGTGTGGGTAAGCTTTGAGGTGTGTTTTCTGGAAGAGTGTTTGCGTCAGATAATTTTGGCGCAGACACTTCTTTTGTTGTTGATTGTTGCTCTTTTAGAGCATTAAGTCTAGCCTCATCAATTGACAAAGCAGCGATTTTTTTCTGTGCTTCAATCTGGGCAGCAGCATCAGAATTTTCTATTGCTAGTGCTAATGATTTTTGCGCAGAATCTAAACCATCTTTGACTCTATTTTCAAACTGCTTAACATAATCATCATTTACTTTTGAAAATTTTGTTTCAGTAGTTTTTCTTTTTTCTTCGACAGCTTTAGCATATTCTATAGCGGCTTTCTCTCTTCTCTCAGCCTCTCTCATCTTACGAGTAAGTTTAGCTATTCTAGATTGAACTCCTTTGCTATAGTCTTCAAGCTTATCGTCTTCTTTCCCCTCTTTCTTTTCTACCTCACCACCTTCTTCTAACTTTGTTTCTCTTTCATTTTCAAATGTCTTATCTGTTTCTTTGTCAACTGTTTCTGTTTCTTTTACTTCTTCGACTTGGATATCAGAGACATTATTAGTCTCTTCTTTTTTTTCTTCAGGTAAAGCTATATCTACATCAGGTCCTGATGTATCAATATCTACCGTTTTCTTTTCTTCGTCTGGCATAGTTACTCCTTCCTATGATTAATACTCATGCAAGATGTCCTCTGGACTATCGATTGTTGCTAAAACTTCATCGTCGTTTAGCAGACGCATTTCCCCACCATCTATTTTGATTCGGCTACCTGCATATCTTGCAAACATAACCCAATCTTTCTCTTTGCACCACGGACCATCAGAATACCTCTCCTTATCCTTGTAACAATCTGGACCCATGGCCATAACTAAACCAACTTGTGAAGCAACTTGTTGCCTCTCTAATGTTGTTTCAGCAAATACCAAACCACCTTTGGTTTTCTCTTTCATCTTAAAAGGCAAGACTAAAAGTCTCCAACCTGTTGGCTTTGGTAATTTAGGTTCTTTTTCTTTTTTCTCTGATTTTTTTACACCAATAAGATCATTGTTTGGTGTTAATATCGATGACTGTTCCTTTTTCATTTTGCTCCTTATCATTAAGCAGGTTAGAGAGTTCCTGTTTAGTTGCCTCTAGGGCATTTATTTGTCCTATTATATACTGATATTTTTCCATGGTGTCAACACCTCCAGATGTGACTGTCACGGATAATGCTTCTGTTCTTGCGTTTATAAACCTAAGCATTTTTGTTATGACGTTTTCTAATTGCATCTTTTCCTTTCTTAGCAATTGAAGCAACTTGGCTTTTACCCATAACTTTAGCCCGTTGTTCCATTACTGTTAATATTTGTATCTTACGTGCAAAGGGTTTACTTACACGTTTTACTTTTGCAACAGTCGCTCTCGCGTCTGCTGGTGTTGCAAATTTTATTTTAACTGTATCTTTAGGATTTTCATCCGTATACAATCTTCTTCCTGAACCTTTTGGTTTTTTACCTGTTCCTTTTTTGGGATCTGACATTTAACACTTCCATCTTCTCCGTGCCTGTCGTATTCTTGAATTAGGATCGTTTCTTGTTTTAGCTGATGCTCTTTTCAATTGTCCGAGCGATCTTGCGCAGTATGATTTTCTACGTTTAGCAGCTTTTGACCCCTTTTTTACTTTACCGGTCACGGCTGTTTTTAGTTTAGAGCCAGGATTTAATCTTCTATAGGCTTTGACCCCAGCTTGTGTCATGCCCGCTCCAGATTTTGTCGATCTAAAGTTTTTTTTATTTCTTGCCGGCATAGTGCCTTTTGAAAAATCTTTTCTCATTACATCATTCCCATTCTTTGTCGTTTCATCATGAAACCACCACCCATAGCTTTTGTTCTTTTTGCGAAAGTTTTTACGTTAGTTGGTTTACCACCAACTCCTTGAGCTTTACTTCTTTTTCTTGCAACGGCACTCCGCCTCTGGGAGTCTGTCATGCTCGCTGCTTTGGCAGCAGGGACGCACTTTGGATATTTTCTTTTTGATCCACTTGCAGATTTTCTTCCACATTTTTTAAAACCGCCACCTTTTTTCTTGGCACCAATGTCGACCCAATCTTGCTTGAACCATTCTTTTA